AAAATAGAATGAATCAGACTCCGGTTGTCACGCGCAAGATTGGAGATTGTGAATCTTGCGACAAAAAGGACGTTCCAATCCGTCCACTTCATTCAAAATCCATGTGGTTTTGTGATGAATGTTATGAGTCTGAGATACAGACTCAAGTTGAATCTGCTAGGATTCGACTTACTGAAATTCGGGAGAATCCAGTGAATAACGCTATCACTGAGGCCGCAAAGTTAGACAGTTCAATCCAAGTCAGGACTGACCTATTTAATGCCGCTACTGTAGCCATACAGGAATTGAAGGCTACTATAGACGTAGATACGACTATAGTTAATAAGCCCTTTGAATTGGCTACACAATTAAAAGCTCGATTCCTACACTTCCGCGATGTAGTTTTCGAGCTGAACCAGAAAATTGTAGAGGCAGGTAATCAACAGAAGGCCATACAGATTTATCTGAATCAGCTTGCAAACACTCTCAGAATAGAAGAACGTGAGAAACTAAAGCTTTCAGATATCAGCTACAAACCTACCTCTCCCAAGCCCACAGTTAAGACTGTCAAAACTACAGCCAAGAAACTCGATAAGGCTGAATTGAGGAAATTCGCAGGAGAACTTGGAATATCAGAATTTACCCTTCAGATGGTAGTCGTTCAGAAGGGAATTTCTGTTGAAGCGGCTGCGCGTATGCTGCGCCAGTCCATTAACGCTGCTAAGTCTCAATAACATGCCTCGCTGTAAATATACAGTCGGCGCTAACTATTGGAGGACTCGCGCGGCGAACCTTCATATCGCCGGACTATGTATATATTGTGGTAAGAAACCACCCGTGAAAGTAACGGAACTCTACTGTAAAGAGTGTAAGACTAAGAGGAGATACTAATAATGGACCGTCATGCCGCGTCCAAATTCTGTCGTGCTGAATTAGATAGATTCAATCTGTCTAATTGGCACATTCGTCTGACTACAGACCCTAATGCTCCATTCTTGGGACTGTGTGTATATAAGGATAAGACGATTATCCTTAACGCATTCCATATTGACATTCATCCATACGCCGAAGTAATCAATACTATACGGCATGAAGTAGCTCATGCTGCTGTTGGACCAGGCCAGGGACACAATTCGGTATGGGAAGAAAAAGCCCGCGAAGTAGGTTGTGATAACACTTTCCCCTGCTCACATCTTGACTTGCCCGAACATATAATCGACGCTATTCGTTCGGGAGCTACTGTTGAGATGACAGTAGAGGAAAAGGTTGTTACTAACGTCATTAGAACACCGAAGTTTCAGGTAACAAGGTTACAAGAGAAGTGTCCTGATTGTGGTAAGGTAGCCGTTGAGAAGTTCTCGATTGAGAGTGTAGACAAAGAGGGTAATCAAATCAAGCTGATTACTCTTGAATGTTTTCACATCATCAAGAAAGTTATTCCAAGAGCTACACCCTACGAGACAATGGTATCTAATGACTGGAAGCCTGAAGTTAAGAGCTGCCAGCATAAATGGGTAAAGAACCAGTGTTCTAAGTGTGGAGAGTTCAAACTCTTTAACTTTCAGACTGTAGGAGCTAGGGCTGCTGAGATTGCACTAGCTATGCAGAAGGGGTTTGGATTCTTCGATGATATGGGACTTGGTAAGACTGTTGAAGCATTAGCCTTACTCAAGTTCCATTCTAAACTCTACTGTCCTGGACTAATCGTAACAAAGTCTGCTATCAAGTTCCAATGGTTTAAGCAGGCTATTCGTTGGCTCGGACCTGACTTTTTGGCTCAGATTATCACAACCTCGAAAGACTTTGTGATGCCGGGCCTGAAACTATACATCATTCCTTATGACTTATTGAGGAGATTCCCACAGGAGAAACTAGCGAAACTAGGAATCAAGCTTGTTATCCTCGATGAGTGTCAGCAAATCAAGAATGTTGACTCAGCCCGGACACAGGAAGTCCGTAAACTAGTCAACAACAATGGTTGTAAGGTTGTCACGCTGTCAGGAACACCCTGGAAGAATCGTGGTAGTGAATTCTTCCCCGCGCTTAATCTCATGGACCCAATCAAGTTCTATTCTAATCAGCACTTCCTTGATACATGGGTAGAGTATTACTGGGATGGGCCAAAGCGGAAGATGGGTGGTATCAGGAATCCTCAGAAGTTCCGTGATTATACATCCAATCTTCTCATTCGCCGTGAGTATGAAGAAGTAATGGATGAATTCCCTGATGTAAACAGAACAAAGTTGGCTGTTCAGTTAGACGATATCGACCAGTCCACATACGATGATTCTGTGTCAGACTTCGTTGCATGGTATAACGACTATATCATCGACGGCAACGAGGATAAGGTTAGTGGAATCGAAGTTCTCGCTAAGATGGCGAAAATGCGTCATCTTGTTGGTATCTCGAAGATTCCTGCTACACTTGGATATGTAGAGGAATTCATTGAAGAAACTGACAAGAAAATCGTTATCTTCGTGCATCATAAGGATGTCGGGGAGCTGATGATTAGTGCTCTCACTAATACTGACAAAACCACTAATTCTGATTGGTATCAGCTCGCTCAGACCCTCAAAGATGAGAACATCCCTGTATATCAGTATACCTCAGCACACACTGGCAAACCTGAGGGATACATGATTCAGGAGAACTTCAATAAGTCTAAGCGTTGCGTCATGGTAGCGTCTACACTTGCTTGTGGAGAAGGTATTGACCTTCAGACTTGTGCAGACTGTATTCTCCATGAGAGACAGTGGAATCCACAGAATGAGGACCAAGCCGCGCCGGGTAGATTTAGACGTATTGGTCAGCTCTCAAATGTTATCAATATTACTGTTCCTCAGGGTGAAGGAACTATTGATGAACATCTTGACTCTCTTGTGGATACCAAGCGTAGACAGTTCCACGATGTTATGAACAAGGGTCAAGTTCCTACTTGGAATGAAGGTGATATCGCAAGACAGGTTGCACAGAAAATTGTGGCCCGGTTTAATGAGAAGAAGGCTAGGGAATCCAAGAAAAAGGCTGGATAACTACTACTAACTAGAGGAGGAGCGTATGTCAGCTATCGGAAGGCCAGTTCGTGAAATCGTGGCAGAACCTTTGGAATGGCCTATGCCTCGCAAGGTTAATATTCCAGATGAACCTATTATCTGGACTCCTGACCCTGACTTCGCACCTGAGTTTGAAAAGAAAAGGGAACGAGTTCCTGAGAAGGTGGATGTATAATGGAACAAGAATTTCCTACACATCCGCCCGTCAAAGCATGGCGCTGCTTTGATATGATAGACAATCATCTTGAGCCACCACATCTCGTATCGCCCATGTTTGGAGATGAAAAACTATACCCCAATCAGGTATATAAGGCTTCATGTATTCATGATTCATATCATGAAGTTCCAAAGTTTGATTGCACTTGTGGATTCTACGCATTTAAGAAGCGTAGAGATGCAAGAGGATATCTCCGCAAAGCAATCATGGCAGAAGTTCTGCTTGGTGGTAAGATAATCGAGACTGAGACTGGTTATCGTGCCGAGCAGATGATAATTGTAAAGCTCTACCCAATCAAAAAGGAGGTGGACCATGTAGAGAGATACATATAAAAACATAAAAAATTAAAATTATTTCCCACTACTCCATTTGGAGCACGGTCGTTCTAATGCACTATGGGGATGTTATGATTAGTAGATGACTTACGGTATGTGTTGTTAGTTGTTTATTTTAAATCTAAATTTAGGTTTAAAAATGTGTCCCACTACTCATTCTATTATGAATGAGCATGGTCGGCTTTCATGGAGAAGATTGATGAGTCTAGCTGAACTAGTTAAGGTCCATGCAAGGGCTATTGATTTAGTCTATACTAAACTTGGATTTTATGACAGTGTAGGATATGTCGTAAAGTTCGATGGACCTGAATTTCAAGCAGAACTAGCCAAGTCTGGACATAATCATCCAGAAGTAGCTCATTGTAAGTGTATACGAGACTGGAGGGAAGGAAAGTGAAGTGTCAAGTGTGTGGTCGCAAACCTAAACGATGGAGAGCGCCATATGTCATACTCAACAGTGGCAAGTATATGCACTTCATATGCTGGCTATGGGCAGGATTGCCCTACTAAGAGGAAACTAATGCAAACTTATCCCGTCATTAAGCGTGGAACTGCTGTGGAATTCAGCCACAATGGGCTAATCTGTTTTGGTATCTGTGCCAAAACGGGTAAACTTGGTGAAGAAATCGAAATCGAAACTACTAAGGGTATAGTCAAGACTTGGCATATCCTCGCGCATGGTTGGACAGGCTGGATGCCCGAAGAAATCATGCAAATCTGGGAGAAGCATAATCCCACAACTGTTGAATTCGAGTAATGGACCTAGTAATCATCGCAATCTTTGTATCACTATTGGTGATACTAATGGAGGCAATCAAAGATGGCTAACCAAATTAGTGAAGCTGGAATGCAGTATGATAGTAGAATAAGAAGTGGTCCTCCTCAGATGGAAGGACTTAAAGTTGAACCTCGCGCTATTGAGGGAGCTTTAGCTACTTTGAAGGGACATATTGCTGAACTCGGTCAAACTCTTTCTATTCTCGAACAAAGAATGAATCCCTATCTTCTTCCTGAAAATCCTTCGCAGATTAAGGAGAAGGATATAACACAGCAGACAAGAGCTGCCGTAACAACTGAGATTCACGACTCTGCGCGTGAAATCAGTATGGCTATCTCATATCTTCACAGACTAATTGGAAGGATTGATTAACATGATTACTTGGATTGATAAACAAGGAGTAGCACATAATATTAAAGATATGTCTACTTCCTATATCGAAAACTGTCTCTCATTCATTGATGAGAGAATAGCTACGCTCGTAAAGCGTGGACACGTTGCTTATTCTGAACTCTCACTCAAGAGAGAACAGAAAATAGAAATGATGCGAATTCTCGAATCACGTCGAGTCCAGAATCAGAGAGTTTCGCCAGTTACTCCTTACTCTTGTTATAACTGTGCTAATTCAGACACGACTTTTAATGAACTTATCTGCCGTAAGAACAGCATCTTCTGCCGCAACGTGAATTTCACTTGCGGAGCATGGGAGGAGAAACGTGGCAAAATCTCGTAATCGTAGTCGTGATATTCGTAAGCGTGCTGCTAAGAAAAGGAAGAATAAAGAGTATCAAGCACGCAAACTACAGGAAATTGCGAAGGTTCCTGAAACATGGAGTGAACTGGAGAGGAATGATGGAACAAGATAATCGGACTATTGGAGAGACAGATATCCACGAGATTGTGGATATTCCCATGAGTGGTAAGAAGAATGTCATCATGGACAGCCAGATTCTTACCTCTGTCATGAGCTGTCCCTGCCTAACTAATTTCAGGTTCAACCATAACTTTATCTCACTATCAGGGAAATCTAATTCCCTAGAATGTGGTTCCATAGTCCATAAGTTTATGGAGACTTACTATGGTTCCATGATTAAGGGTGTTAGCAGAGATAAGGCTTTCGGATTCGGTATCACTTCTGCTGAACTCTACATTCAGAGCTGTAAGGATTGCACAGGGTTTGTATCTACTCCTGAGCAAAAGAAACCTATATGTGGACATAGGCCCGATGAGTATCCAGGTGTCCAGAATACACCAAAGGATTCAGTTGAATATAAGACTGGATGGCAGTTTGTTCTGGATACTTGTGATGAGTATCACAGATTCTATGCTAGTGACCATTGGGTTCCTCTCGAAGTAGAAACTGTAAAGGGTGAAGTTCTCTACGAAGATGATGAAGTAAGAATCCTTTGGAAAGCTAAGCTGGACCTTACCTGTGATACCAATCAGGGTATCTATCCAGTTGACCACAAGACAATGAAACAGCGTAGGGATACAATCTCCCTGAACAATCAGTTCATGGGACAATGTATTCTTATGCGAACACGTAATGTGTTCATAAACAAAGTTGGCTTTCAGAAATCCTTGAAAGCAGCGGAAAAGTTTGTCCGTGCGCTTATCTCATATAGCGCCGCGCGCCTAATTGAATGGCAATCTGAGACTCTGCCATTCTACGCTAAGATGCTTCTCATGTATGCTGAGTCTGGTCAGTGGCCACAGAACTTCAATCATTGTGAAGGCAAGTATGGTAATTGTAACTTCGTGAAGGTCTGTGAGTCCGACCCCGGTATGCGTGAAGAAGAACTGAAACTTAACTTTATTGTCGGACCTCAATGGAATCCTACGAACGAGGATGACTAATCATGACACTAAGAGAATGTCCTTGTGGTTCAGGTGAATGGCCCGAGGCTCAATATGATGGAAGGGGTATCTTTCTGACATATACTTGTAGTAAGTGTCATAAGGAGAAAATGTCTCGCTTCAATCCTGTAATTCTGGGTTACTACACTCAAGCCGATGTTGATGAGCCTATCGAATCGGAGGACTAATGAAAGTCAAACTAGTTAGATACACTTTCCCTGATAGACCGGACTGGGAAATCATCGAAACTAAAGTTCCTCTCGGAACAGTGTATGAAGTCTTTGGATACGATATGAACTTCTTTATCGTAAATGAGGCACTCCAAGAAGTAAGACCGATTGATGCTTATTACCTAATTGGAAATAATCATCAAGGCTGGCTTCCTACAGTCTGCTTTGAGACTGTGCATGAGGAACAAAATGAGCAAAAAAGTAGCGAATCACATTCACAGATACAAGAAAATTAATCTAGGTGCTAATGGTAAGCAGTTCTATGTATATCGCTGCACTAAGCCTGCTTGCTCACACTACGTTAGGCTTGACTTGTCTGAAGGTAAGCTCTGTGAATGTAATAAGTGTGGCGAACCAATGATAATCACTAAGGTCACACTTACTAGTTCAAGTGGCAAACCTATGGCCCTACCTCATTGTTTGGGGTGCATTAAAAGAAAGAAGGCTGATGATGTGGACAGGATTAAAGAATATCTGGATGGAATTAAGACTCCGTTGTAGTTCCATGAAGAAATCGAAGTCTATTGACAAAGACATTCACAAGAATCTCATGTGGAACTACTTGATTAGAGAGGATACCAATGACTGTTAAAGAACTAGTAGGACTACGTGAATTACTGGAAAAGCCTGAAGTTCAACGTGCAATGATTGAACGATGTGATGTTGAAGGACATCGTTGGGAAAATTGTTGCAGTTCAACTTTTCAGATTTACATGAAATGTGAATGGTGTGGAAAGATTAAGGAGTAACTAATGAATCTTAATGACGTTAAAATGGACTCCCTATTTACCATGCTTAAAGGTGAGCCTGGAACTAGGAAGTCAACTGCTGCGTTGTCATATCCGACACCACAATACTGGTTCTCATTCGACCAGAAAATGGAAGCCTTAACTCTACCTGCAAAGCGTTGGGGAGTTAAGATGAGTGAAATTGAATTCGATGACTATGTAGATTGGGACAAACCTCGCGCTAAGATGGAACAGCTACAAGTCAACTGTAAGGCCAAAACTATCATAGTCGATAGCATCACTTCTAGTGGTGATGGTATGACTCGTCAAGTTAGACAGGCTAAACAAAGAGATAACTCAGGTAAGAAGATTGGCAATATTCCTGTGAGTGGTTTTGAGGAGTTCAATGCTGAGTCCGCAGCTTTTCAGGAGATGATTGCACTTCTGAAAGACATTCACAAGTTTCACAATGTTCATGTCATTCTGATTGCTCACATCCTTGGCGCTCGCAAGGATAATGACGCAAACAAGCTTACTCACCATTCTCGCATCATCGTCACTGGTGCGGAAAAAATCTCTGCCAAGATTGCAGCTTACATGACAGAAGTATATCACTTCAATGTTAAGCCTGCGTTTGAGGCAGACAAGGAGGGTCAATATGCGTTGATGACAGTCCACACAGGTAATGATTATGCCCGAACTTCATTACCTCTACAACAGGAAATCGTGTTTAATAGTGAGCCGTTGTATGACCGTTTCATACTTCCGGCGATTAACAAACTAAAGGCTGAAAAGCCAATAGAGAGGATACCATCACAACCACAACCATCCATTACTATCACTGACCCACTTTCACAAACACAAGTAACCATCCAACCACAATCGTTTATCAAGTAGGAGTGCAGACCAATGCCAGTTATCAGCTTTAGTGAACGTGACCTGATGCGTGGAAAGATTATCACTCCCGCGTGGTATAGGGTGAAAATCGACACTGTGGGTGAAGCTCCGGCTAAACAGTCGGAGAAGGGGCCATCCACAAACTATCCCGTTGAAGCTACTATTATGTTCAACGGTGATACTGGTGATGTGGAATTCAAGGGAGTTCCGCTGGACTGGAATTTCAATAGCAAGGCTATTGGTTTTGCTGTTGGATTCCTCGCAGCTTTCGGTGTGGATGTCAAGTCTGGGACGCGCTTTGACTTGAAGTCTGCCGAAGGTAGGGAGATTGATGTGTTTGTGGAGAACGATACTTACCAGAATCGTCTGGTGAATCGTTGCAATCACAAGTATCGGACTCCTCGCGCTGAAGTTACGGCTGTTGCTTAACTATTAACTACCTGTCAACTATGCAGCTAAACCTATAACCTGCATAGTAGCTGTAGGCTTAACCACTAGGCCAGTGGGGAGAGTGCTTAGAAATGAATGTGTGGATAAAGTGGCCCACACTGACGGGTGCATTAACAATGTTTAATTATAAACCATTTCCAAAACAAGTTGAATTCTTTGAAAAACGCGAAGATAAAATTGTTTTATGGAATGGTTTTCACTCTTTTGAAGTGGAGAGAACTAAAATGGCTAATTTGGAAGTTAGAGTGCGTATCAAGTGTAACAGAGATATCAGTAAAGGCGAAATTTTGGAGCCTTATCCAGAGGAAGTTTATACCAAACCTGGACATAGTTTTACTGCTTGCCTTATGGTGGAAGCAACTATCCACCCCGAAACGCTTTCTGTGAATATTCCAAAAAAGGAAAGTGACTAACCTTAATAGTTAGTAAAATAGGAGAATGTAATGGAACTGAAAGTAGAAGAAACAAAAGAAGAACCAGTCGAAGTAGTGGACATGGACGAAGTATCCCAGTCTGACGAAACCCTCGACGAGTCAGAAATTGACGAGGAAGATGACCCGGAACCTGATGATGTCGAGGAATAAGACCCATTAGTATAACCGGAAAAATATCTGGTTAGTGGGGGTTCTTCTATTCAGGTGTTCTGGATAGAGGTTGCTGGACCACTAATATTAAGCCAAAAGAGGCCAAAAGGTTATATTGATGGTAGGGCACCCATTCGACGTGCCTTTAGTATATTAACTACTGGACGTAAAATACTGAGTGGGTGCCCACTTTTCATGAATGGAGAAACTAATGGGTGACTTTGCTGATGATGGAGAATTTTATTTCCTAACACATGGTCATGAAATGTTCCAAGTTCCAAATAAAGGCGAATGTGACCGATGTGATAATACGGTGGCAACTATGACTGATGAAACTCGTGTAGTAGGAAAAATCATTAAAGTATCTGCCGGGGGATGGGGATTCATCTCCTCCAAAGATATTAAGTTTACTCGTATCTTCTTTCACTGGACTTCACTTAAACAAGACACTCTAAAGTTTCAAGAACTTAAGACTGGAATGAAAGTGGAGTTTACGCCAGTGGAAGTTGATGGAAAAGGCTGGCGCGCAATCAAGATTAACGTCATTCCTCCTTCGATAGAAGAATGACATTCCAAGAGCGTTATGCTAGTGAATCTACATGGCACGGTAAAGTAACCGTAATGGAGATATACCATCTAGCCATGTGTATGAGAGTTAAGGGCTGGACTATCTCTTTAACTGCTGAAGAATTTGGAGTTTCAATAGGACTAGTAAGTGAGAATCTACGCCTCGCACAATCAATTCACTCGGACCCTAAGATTTTGAAATGTGAATCACGTCAGGAAGCCCTCAAAAAGTGGAGAAAATAATGCAACTTCCAGATGAAGTCAAAGAGAAGATTCTACAGTTTGTAAACAAGTATCCTGTTCCCAAGACTACCAATGTAGAGGACTCACAGGTTTGGACACATAGGCTGTGTGAACAGTTGAAGTTTTCCTTTCCAAGTGTAGGGTATGGGCATAAGTCTGCTGGTCCTGGTAGACCTCACTCCTCAGATGTATTCTGTATGGCCTCGCCTTTCATTGGGTGGGACATTATCTTTCAGTCGGGTTCACCTTCCGCCGAACTAAACCTAAATGCTGAGAGTATTGACCTTGGTGGTCAGATTTTTGAGCAGGTTACTGCTTATGACCATGTAGGTGGTGGGGATACACCTCCGCCTCCTCCGTCTGGTGGAACAATTGAAGAAAAGCTGGACAGGATTATTTCTCTGCTGACCACTTATCACAATGAAGAAATGGATGCTATCACAGCTCCGCGAATCACTAGGATTGGATAATGTCTAGGATATGGCAATCACAACCTCGGGAAGTTCTCCAATCTTGGCTTGATGCCATACTGGAAGAAGCGTCTGATGATTTGAATGATTGGGAAAGTCACTTCATTAGTGACATAACTGTTAGACTAGCTAATGGATGGTCTATAACTGAACTACAAGAGAGAAAACTCGAATCTATTTATGCGGAGAAGACTAAATGAATATCGAACAGACATTCACGTATCACAAGCCATTCGGAAGTCAGCCCGAGAGATATGAGCTGATTAGGGGAACTGCTAAACAGCTTGCTGAGACTATTGCTAATTGTTGTCCAGATAGTCGAGAGCGTTCAGTAGCCCTCACTAACTTGCAACAGACAGTTATGTGGGCTAATGCTTCTATTGCTATTAATGAAGAAGATATCAGCGGAAAGTAAAATGAAGAAAAGGGCTTTAACTGTTTATCGACTATTATTTCATTGGTCACTTGGAGCTACTATTGGAGCTACAATAGCAAATAACAGATGGACTGATATATCTTGGTTCTTTCTTGTTATTGCTATGGGTGCTCAAATAGGTGCTAAGATTATTACATACGGAACAGAGAAAATAAAATGAAATACGTTCCCGGCTGTGGCTCTATTGGAGCCAAACTAATGATACTTGGAGAAGCTCCCTCCACACAAGAAACAGCCGCAGGTCTACCCTTTGTAGGACCGTCCGGTAAAGAGTTAGACAGGTTACTATTCGATGCAGATATTCATCGTAGTAACTGCTGGATATCCAATGTATGTAAGTATGAAGTGCCCCCGAATGTGGGAAAGAAAAGAATACCTTTCCCCATTCGGGCGCGCAATATTGGTATTAATATGGAGGAACAAATCCATGAGTTACAAGAAGAAGTTAATCAAATTAAGCCAAATTGTATTCTCGCTCTTGGTGGGACAGCTTTGTGGGCTTTATCTGGGAAAGTCAATATTGGACACTTTCGTGGTAGCATTATGCACGGCATGGGTATTAAGTTCGTTCCTTCTTATCATCCTGCCCACTTACTACATCAAGCCTCAGGTGGAGAGTTCAAAGGATACTGGAACAGACAGGTAATGATATTTGATTTCAAAAGAGCCAAGTATCAGTCAAGTTTTCCGGATTTAGTTCTGCCCTCACGAGCATTAGAAATCTGTCGTAACTCTGCACAATTAGCGGAGTTTCGTGACCGATATAAAGACAATCCACGTATGGCTGTAGATATTGAAGCTAATGGAACTTGTATTCCTGTTTGTATAGGACTAGCTCTATCGAAGTATCATGGAATGACAGTCCCCCTCTGGAACTGTGAGGATATATCACATATACCAGATAGTGATTTAGTTCAATGTTGGATTATTCTCGCGGAGATGTTATATGGAAAACAAATTGTTGGTCAAAACTTTAACTACGATAGAGATAAAATCAAGCGACTCGGATTTGTTATCCGACATTTTGCGTCAGATACGATGCTCAAAGCCCACGCAATTAATCCTGAGCTTCCCAAAAACCTCGCATTTAATACTTCTATCTTCACAGAGGAACCCTTCTACAAGGACGAAGGGATGTATAAGGGCAGCATCAGTGACCTTCTCACAGGATGTGCCAGAGACGCCTGTGTAACATATGAAGTAGATGAAAATATGAATTCTGACCTAGATGAATTAGGTCAACGTCCATTCTTTGAGAACTTCTTAATGAAACTCCCTGACCTCTATTGGAGTATAGAGAATCAGGGAATGAAAGTTGACCCCGCGCTTCGTGATTCCCTAATACGAAAGTATATAGAATGGGATGAAAGGGTGCGATATGAGTTATTCAAACTTGTGGGTGCGGAGATTAATGTCAACTCTCATACACAAGTTGGAACACTTCTATGGGATAATCTAAAACTGCCCC